GAGAATGCGCCAGGCGTCCGCAAAGCAAACGAGTTGATGCACTCGGTCGGGCTCGGCGCCATGAACCTCCACGGATACCTCGTCAAAAACAAGATTTCGTACCAGTCCGCACTCGGCCGGGAGTTTGCCGATGTATTCTTCGCGGCCATGAACTTCTACTCGCTTGAGCGCTCGATGCTGATTGCAAAAGAACGCGGCGGCACGTTCCACCGGTTCGAAGAGAGTGACTACGCGACCGGCGAATACTTTACGCAATACCTCGAAAACGACTTCCGGCCGCGCTCCGAAAAGGTCGCGAAGCTGTTCGAAGGCATTGCACTGCCTGGTCCGGAAGATTGGGCGCGGCTTAAATCGGACGTCCAAAAACACGGAATCTGGCATGCTTACCGCCTGGCGATCGCGCCCACGCAGTCTATTTCGTATGTGCAAAACGCAACCTCTAGCGTTATGCCTATCGTCGACCTAATCGAGACGCGTACGTACGGTAATTCGCAAACGTTCTATCCGGCGCCATTCTTGGCGCGCGACAACATGATTTCGTACACGACCGCGTTCAACACGGACCAGTACCGTATTATCGATATGGTCGCGACGATCCAGCGCCACATTGACCAAGGGATTTCGACGATACTATTCGTTAGCAGCAGCACGCCGACTAACGAGTTGATCCGGTACTATCTTTACGCACACAAACGTGGCCTCAAGTCGCTCTACTATACGCGTAACAAACTTCTGTCGGTGGCCGAATGCACGGCCTGCGCAGTCTAATTCGAGGAGGACGATAGCTTGACGAATAAATTTTCTGCGGTGAATTGGAACCGACCGGACGACGAATACACCCTTGCTTTTTGGAATCAAAATATCACGCAATTTTGGACGGACGACGAGATCCCGTTATCCGACGATAAAATGACGTGGATCACGCTGACGGACACGGAACGCGACGTTTATAAAAAGGTGCTCGGCGGTTTGACGCTACTCGATACCGTTCAAGGCGGAATTGGCATGCCGCAAATCCTCGAACATGTCGACGGCCTGCAGCGTAAAGCAGTCCTCGGATTTATGGCGATGATGGAGCAGATCCATGCCAAATCCTACAGCAGCATTTTCACGACGCTTGCCTCGACGGAGGAAATCGACGCGATTTTCCGCTGGGTCGAGGATAACCGATTCCTGCAGCGAAAAGGCGAAATCATTAGCGGATACTATCGCGCGATCGATTCGCCGGAACGCTTGTACATGGCGATGGTGGCCTCGGTATTTTTGGAATCCGCGCTCTTTTACTCCGGCTTTTATTATCCGTTGCTGCTCGCCGGCCACGGCAAGCTTACGGCCAGCGCGGAGATTATCGACCTTATCATGCGTGATGAGGCGCTCCACGGCCAGTACGTCGGCACCTTGGCGCGCGAAGTTTACGACGACCTGCCACCAGAAACGCAAGCGGTGCTCGACCGCGAGGTGTCTGCGCTACTGACGCGCCTTTACGACAATGAGGCGGGCTATACGGTCGATCTGTACGCGCCGCTCGGCTTGGAGGACGACGTGCTGCGGTTCCTGCGGTACAACTTTAACCGCGCGCTGATGAATCTCGGCCGCGATACGCACTTTCCGGACGAAGAGATTAACCCGATTATCCTTAACGGAATCAACACGGCAACGAAAAACCACGACTTCTTCTCGCGTAAAGGTAACGGCTACCAACGTGCCATGAATGTCGTGCCGCTGACCGACGCGGACTTCGTGTTGCCGGAGATTCCTGCGAGTTAATAGCGAGATTTAAGCGGAGGGCCTGCGATGGCCTTTCGCTTTTTTTTTTATTTTCCGATAAAAACTTTCGGAGAAATTGTGCGAAACGGCTGCGTCCGGCAACAAAGTAAGTGTAAGGCGCAAATGATCGCGCCAAACGCTAATAAAACAATCGGAGGGGATTCGATGTTTAAAGAGGTTAAACGTAAAGCAGCGGTGGGCGAGCGGATTAAGATTGTTAAGCCTGAGATGGCGTTTGACAAGTACAAGGCTGGCGATGTGTTCGTCGTTGATCGAGTGGATAGTGCCCTCGGGGTCTATGTTGATGCGGTAAAGTATCCCGAAGGAAACAGGTCTGGTTTTATCACGCACGATGAATACGTCGTCCTCGAACCGGTAGCCCCGGCCGCACCACCGACTGACCTGACGCAAGCCTTCGCGCAATTCCTCCGCGAAAACGCCGGCGCCATTCGCAAGTATCTCGACGAGATTGGCCTTGACACCGCCGAGCCTGACGCTCCTAAACCGCTAACTCGTGCGGAAGTCATCGAGAAAGCGCGCGAGGATGTGGCGGAGTTGATCCGGATTGGGCGTAGCATCGTCGAGTTCCACGTCAATCGAGAGAAGCGCGTAGTTACCGCCCTGATAAAACCTTACCGCGGGTCGGATGGTAAAGTTCGCGCAAAAGGTATCGCAAAGTGCGCGCCGGGCGACGTCTTTCACGTAGAAATCGGCAAGGCGATCGCGCTGAGAAAGGCGCTGGGCCTGACGATTCCGACCGAGTATACCGACGCGCCGCAGCCGGACGAGCCGCGAGTTGGTGCGGTTGTTAAGGCGAACGATCCAGATATTCCGTGGACAACCACGCTTACGGAGCGCTTTCCAAAAATGGACGGTTATTATGGCAAAGCATGGAGGCACACGCACGATTCTGGATGGATCGGAGAAAAACAGTTTTACGCAATCGACGACACCGACGTTGATTACGGCGCCGGCACCGCGAAGGAGGCTGCGTAGTATGGACGTGCTGAATACGTACGGCGGCGACTACAACTTAGGTGCGACAATATTCGCTATCATGTTCTTCTGCATTGCGATTTACTCAGGGTGGCACGCATATGACTCACTAAAGTATCGGTTGTACGGTTTCACATTGGCCTTTGGCATATTAGCGGTTATCTCTTTAATGGTGGCACTGCTGACGGCGAGCCTACAAAACCCGGTCCGTCACGAAGTCACCCTCCGGCCGGGCCACGTAATCGATGCGACAAAATACGAAATCGTCGAGCAGCGCGGTCAAATCTACGTAATTGAAGAGCGTCACTAAATAAACGAAGGAGGTTGCGTAGGCCATGAAGATAATCAGCGCATTACTTGCGGTATATTGGGCCATCTCGTTCGTGCTGTTTGTATGCGGCAAGTACGAGCCGAGTGGCTTTACTATCGGGGTTCTCTTTCTGTACGTCGCGTTCGATCTTCTGCTAATTTCGTTCCGGTTGAATCAAAAGGAGGGCGCAGAATGAACGAAATCCCCGTTAAAATCAAACGCATGCGCCCAGATGCCATCATTCCGAAATACGCAAAGCCCGGCGACAGCGGCTTCGATCTGGTCGCGGTAGAAGACGTTATCATCGCGCCTGGCGAGACCGCGCTGGTACCGACGGGACTTGCGTTCGAGATTCCGCCAGGCTACGAAATGCAGGTCCGGCCGCGCTCCGGTATCAGCTTGCGGACGAAATTGCGCGTAGCCAACTCGCCGGGCACGGTCGATGCGGATTATCGCGGGGAGATTAAGGTGGTTATCGATAATATTTCGCAGGAGCACGCGAACCGCCATCCGAATATTAGAGACGCACATAACGATTACCTGACGGACGTGGGCGGTGAGAGTTTCCGAACTCACGGACGAAGATTCGCGCACGGAACGTACTCTATTCGCAAAGGCGACCGCATAGCACAGGCGGTCATTACACCGATCGTTCGCGTTAATTTCGAAGTGGCGGACGAGTTGTCGGAGACTGAGCGCGGAACTGGCGGATTTGGATCGACGGGAGTGACTGCGGAGGTGGCTGGCGAATGACCGCGATTATCGTAACAATTGCGTACCATGCCGTAATAATTTTCGGATTGATCGCGTTGGTTGGGTTGGTTGGCGTAGGTTTATATGGGCTAATACGGCTGTATGCATTCGTGCTGGAGCAATACCTTACCGCAAAGAAACTGCGCGAACTGTTTCGCGAGTTTATGTATGAACGGATGGCGCCGGAAAGGAAGTCGCGTAAATGAGCCACCGCAAATCATTCGCTGAACTAGCGGAAGAACACGCGCAGGCCCGGCGAGAGTTTGTGGTCGCTATCGGACTCATACGCCTGGCCGACTGGCTTGCGGAGAAATTAATGAAGGAGGACGCAAATGAATAAGCGCATTACACTCGTTAGCCCAACGTATGAAATCACCGAAGTACAGAAACGCACATCAGCGGCCGTCATGAAGGATTGGCGTGTAGGCGACCGCATCCGGTTCAGCACCGTAATGAAGGCGATGGCCAGCGCGTCTGGGGGCGGCGTTTATGCGTCAATGTACACGGTCGAGAATGTGACGCAAGGAACGAGCGTATCGAAGTCGCAAACGCAGTTGTCCGCGTATTTCGGATTCGGCTCCGGTTCGTACCGCGGCAACGCTGCTGTATTTACTATTCGAGAGGAGGGCGCGGAATGAAAAGACGCACATTGATCGTAGAAGTCCGCGGCGTCATGCCGTTTACCGACGAGTTCAGCGCGATATATGACGCGCTTAGTCCAGAAGAACAACAGCGTCGCTTGATTGAGATGGCTGGTGTTGCTAAACAGCATTTCGAAGACGAAGGAGCCGAGGTTACGGCGAATGTATACGTAAAGGAGGAGTAGAAATGACGCAATGGGCGCTTGAACATCCATACCTAACCGCGATTCTTGTAGTCTTTTTGGTAAGTACCATCGGGAATATCGCAGGGTACTTCGCTAAGGTTCGCATCGCAAAACATACCGGTGCCATAGAGGAGGACGAAAATTGAAACGCTCACTAATCGTTGAGATCCACGGAAGAATGCCTTTTGACGCCGAAATGGACGCTCTGTATGACGCAAACAGTCCAGAGGAAAATATCGCAAAGATCGGCGAGATCCGCTCAATCGTCGAGGGGCTGTACCGAAAGCATATCCAGGATGAAGGCGAGGACTTCACCGTAAACGTATACGTAAGTGAGGAGGGCGAATAGATGGAATGGCTACTGCTTCCTATAACGCTCCTATGCGGAGGGATTGGTCTTGCGTTAGTGTTCCACGGCTTCAACATTGTCACGATTCATAAGCACTATCACGTAAAGAAGGAGGGAGAAAATTGAACATTAAGCTAATCGCTTACACTCGCTTAGCAAGCGAATTTGAAACGGAGCTACTCAGTAAGGGGCGCGTGGTCAACGATCTGGACGGAGATAATGAACGCGCAGCCGTCGCACTCACCGCAATCCGAACGTGCTACTCTCCACTCAAGCCGACGGAAATCGTCGCAAAGGAAGGCGCTAAGTATTTCGGAAGCGCAGCGTCAGACGGCGAAGGTGGAACGGACGCGGACCGGCTGTTCCGTCACATAACACGGAGCGGACACACTTCAACCCTCGAACATATCACGTACACATTCGCGGTCGAAGGCGTAAGCCGGGCGCTCCTGGCGCAATTAACGCGTCATCGTCACTTGTCGTTTAGCGTGCAAAGCCAGCGTTATGTCCGGATGGGCAGCGCGGACAAGAGCGGCGGATTCGACGGCGTGTTCCCTCCGTCGGTAATCTCTACGGCGGAGAAGCAGCGGAGGGAACTCCCGCCCACTGCCGACCATATGGCGTTGTACGATGCGGTTGGTATTTATAGTGATGCGATGATGAGAGCGCAAGAGGCATACGATCTCTTACGCGAAGCCGGAGTCCCACCGGAAGACGCGCGCATGGTCCTGCCGAACGCGGCCGCCTGCAATCTCGTCATGACCGGAAACCTCCGCACGTTCCTCGACTTCTACGCGAAACGGCGGCCGGGTAATGGAGCACAGCATGAGATCGCTAAGCTTGCCGTCAGTGTCCGCGATGAGATCGTAAAGGTTGATCCGTGGTTAGAAAAATACTTCGAGGAGAGGTGATCTCTTTGCGGAATAAGTACCGAATCGACGGTGATAAGACGCTTGTTTTTATCGATCATAAGGACGGTACGCAATCCATAACCACGATTTCAACATCTGACTTGCCGAAGATTCAGTCGTTGGATATTAAATGGTGTCTCTGTAGAAAGCCGCACGGATCATATGTCACAGGGATCGTGCGGGACCGTGGAAGGCAGAGAACAATTCAACTCCACCGGTTCTTGACAGATTGCCCTGCAGGTAAGTATGTCGATCACATAAACGGCGACAGCCTTAACAATACCAGGGAAAATCTGAGGTTTGTGTCTAACTCTGAAAACCTTCAGAACCGGCGTGGGCTTAACTCCAACAATAAGAGTGGTATACGAGGCGTGTACTACGACAAAAACCGGAACGCTTGGCAGGTGCGATTCAAGAAAGACTATAAGACGTACCGTTTCGGAAGATATAAAACACTGGAAGAGGCTCAGGAAGTTGCCGAAAACGCTATGGCAGATCTTTTCCCGCACATCCCACCTAAGGAGGACGCATAATGGCCGAAATCATTCCGTTCCCTTGCGTCCAGAACGAAATCGCCACGCAACTCCGACGTCTGGCTTACCGTGCTCACCGCGGAGAAATAGACGGCATTGTCATCGGAGTCAAACGGTCGGACGGCGATATCGAGACGATTGCCAACTGTGGCACCTTTGCGGAGCGCACCGACATCATCTCGGCAATCAACGACGCGCGAACCATTGAGTTAATCGACGTAAACTTTGACTAAGGAGGCGATCGAATCCGGCAGCTAATCGGAGCAATCATCGCAATAGCAGTCGCACTAAACGGAATAAACAAGCCCGCAAAGGAAGCGCCAACTTCTAGCGCGGTCCAGGCGCCGGTAAAGGAGATAGACGTAACAGGCAAACGCCTATCTCCGAAATGGCACACGCCCAAAGGCGCCGAAGAACCGGAGACATGGATGTCTTTCACGGCGACGGCATACACCGCGTTCTGTGACACGGGATGTATCGGAGTCACTGCGACCGGAATTGACGTAAGCCACACGGTAAATTACAAGGGCCGCCGAGTTGTCGCGGTCGATCCGGCGGTGGTTCCGCTGGGCACGGCGCTGACTATCCGCCTGGCTGACGGAAGTGAGATCGAGGCTATCGCGCAGGACACCGGCGGGCTCATTAAGGGCCGCAAGATCGACGTGCTGATGCCGAGCGAGGATGACGCGTGGGATTTCGGAAGGCAAGCGGTGGAAGTACGAATCGACGCAATAGCGGCGAAATAAACGAATAGGGAGCGATTATATGAAGAAATATTTGCGGTGCTTCAATAACGATGGTCTTGACGGCCTGACTGTCGGAAAATGCTACGAAATCGTGGGCGTCGATACGTGTGAGGGCGGTGAGTGTTACGTAATTATTGACGACGTAGGGGGCCGCGACCATTGGCCAATTGAGCCGGACTACGAAGGTATCTGCTACCTTGACCGGTTCACACTCGAAATAGACGAGGAGCCGCGCAAAATTGACGGAAGAAAAGCGGAGATTACGCAGCCTGGTGAGAGGTTCGGCACTTACGTAGATTTTGCGATTAAACACGGCTTCCCAGACGCTGCGCACGATTATCGGAAGGAATCGCCAGACATTCGGAGGAGGCCGCAAAAGGGCGACATCGTTACGTTACTCGTTTCCGGCGAGCACGACTCTATGTACAAAGGCGACACGCTATGGATCGTTGAGGCCGAAAATGGTGAGCGCCATATCTTTAACGAAAAGGGGCTGCGTATTTTGAACGATGTAATCGTACTGAAAGACGAATCACTCGGCGGCGTGCTGCGCGAATATCGCGAGGTTAAGCGGAAGGCGTGCGAAGGTGAACGGATCAAGATTATCGCGGAAGAGATATACGACGAGAACCGTAAAGGTGAAATTTACACCGTAACGAAAGCGGCTAATTATTCGAGCTTGGTCGATACCGATGGAAAATGGGACGACGGGTCAACGCTTAACCTCAAGCCCGAAGAGTACGTCGTCCTCGAACCAACGGACATTATCGTCATCGGCGGCGCCAGATATCGCATGGTCGATCGGGAGGCTGCGGTGGGCGAGCACGTGATTGTTACGAATGCGGAACCTGGCTACGGATATAAACAGGGCGGCGTGTACGAAATTAAGACGCTTGATTGCGATGATCCGTGTATCTGGCCTGACGGGACGTATAAGAGCGAAATTTACTTAGAGCAGCAGGAATACCGCGTACTCGAACCGGTAGAATCCGTAGCCACACCGCGACTCTCCGCACTACCTGCGTCCGACCAAATCGCAGAGAATATCACAGCCCTGGCGGCGCGGGTGAGCGGACTCGAAGCGAAAGTGGCCGAACTTGGCGAGGCGATGCAGTCCGTGCTTGAACGCGCAAATCCTGCGGAGTTGTCGATGAGTAAGAGCGAAGTGGAGACCGCTATTAAAGTCTTCAGCCAGCCGATTCCTCCGCAGCAGCTCCGCGAAGAAATCGTTGAGCGTGCGAAGGCTGACGTTAAGGACTTAGAGGAACGCGCGCAGAACGGTAAATTCGACACACCGGCGACGCGTTTTCGAGGAAATCTAAGCGTTGAATTTGTAGTAAATCGAGAGGCGCGTACCGTAGTTGCTCTCCTCCGTTTACTATACACGCCTAAGCATCGCAAAGTATATGCGAAAGGTATCGCAAAATGCGCACCCAACGACGTATTTAACGTCCACATCGGCAAGGCGATCGCGCTTCGCCGTGCGCTTGGCCTCGAAGTGCCTGCGGAATATCTGAGCGTGCCGAATCCGGAGGAGCCGCGTGTTGGTGACGTTGTAAAGGTTCTTAAATACTTTAACGTGGGGGCAGTTGGGATTGTTGCTGAGATGCGTCCAACCGGGTACGGAGATGGCCAACGTGGTTTGACATATGTAGTCGAAGGCAAAAAATATTGGAGCTACATTCACGCCGTCAAGGTTATCGACGACAGCCGGGAAAGCGTTGAGGAGGTGCCGGCCTGATGCCCGCGCTACCCCACATCGGACTCATCGGCAAGCTCCGCGCAGGCAAGGACGTTGTGGCCGCCTATCTTGCGGATAAGTACGGATACACGCGATTTGCTTTCGGCGATGAGCTCAAACGTGATTTCCACCGCAGGTATCCGGAGATCCCGCGCGAACCGAAACCACGCGCCGGCTACCAATTTCACGGCCAATTTATGCGTGAACATCTCGGCGAGGACGTGTGGATCGACGCTTGCTTCGCAAACATAGCCGAAAGGGCGGAAGTGCTCGACTATTACGCGGAGTATTACGGACGCCCACCGTTCCGCGCCGTTATCACGGACGTGCGCCAGGCCAACGAGTACCACGCTCTCAAATCGGCCGGCTATACGTTGATCCGCGTCACGGCACCGGACGCCATCCGCGTCGATCGCGCCATCAAATCCGGCGACAAGTTCGATTACTCGGACCTCATGCACGGGACCGAAACGGAGCTCGACGATTATTCAGCGGATTTTACCGTGGATAATGGCGGCACGCTGGGCAGGCTGTATGCGCAGATTGACGAAATCATGGCGTATTTATCGGGGGACTGGCCGGGGTGAGAATAGACGAGATGTACGACGAAATCATCCGCGAGGCCGTCAGCCGGGCGTACGATGCGGGCTATCAGCGCGGCTATGCGAGCGGCCATCGTGACGGAAGGATCGAGGTTTACTGCCGCGTTTCGCTTTCGGGAGGGAACGTGGTGAATAACGAAAATGATGCGGAGGTAGATGTGGATTGACATTTAAATATATCGAATTGTTCGCCGGCATCGGGGGATTTCGGTCAGCTCTCGATCCGCTAGGCGGCGAATGCGTATTTGCCTCGGAGATCGACAAGTACGCAAGCCAGGCGTACCGGACGTTGTATAACGGCGCGCCTGAATTGCACGGAGACATTACGAAGATTGATGCGCACGACATTCCGGATCATGACGTATTGGTCGGCGGTTTCCCGTGCCAGGCGTTCTCGGTCGCCGGCCAGCGTAAAGGATTCGAGGATGCGCGCGGTACGTTATTCTTCGAGATTGCGCGTATTGCCTCAACAAAAAAGCCTCGCCTAATGCTGTTGGAAAACGTGAAGGGGTTGTTATCGCATGATGGCGGACGGACTTTCGAGATCATGTGCGTAATTCTTAACGATATTGGCTACGCGATTGATTTCCGCGTCCTCAATTCGAAGCATTTCGGCGTGCCGCAGAATCGTGAACGGATCTTCGTTGCGTGTGACCGTGACGCGGAACATGCGGAATGGGACGTAACCGGTAGCGATGTGGTTGCTAAGGCTAAACGGAGGGCACAGGCGCTTGGTGTGCGTACATTTAACTTCGATTGGCCGGAGAATATCGAAGTGACGACGCGGTTGAGAGACGTATTGGAGACGCAGGTTGACGAGAAGTATTACCTGAGCGAGGAGAAGACGGCGAAGTTGATTGCGCAGATTACAGAAAAGAACGGTGACGAACCGATTGTATACGGATCACTTGAACACTACGGAAACGACCAGATGAATCGCGTCTATTCCGTCGATGGCCTGGCGCCAACTATTACGGTAGTTAGCGGCGGCGGACGCGAGCAGGAAATAGCGGAGCCTCAGATTGAAAAAGTCGGACACTTGCCATCAGATAGCGGCCAGACTGGCGCAGTCTATAGCGCGGAAGGGATCTCGCCGACCCTCCTCAATCAGCATGGGAACGCCGTGAAAATGATCGTGGAGCCTCTTACGGTTTTTCAGAAAACAACGAGTTGGACTACAACGGTCAGATACGATGAGACCGGAACGCTCCAGGCTGCCCGTCTCGATAAGGTTCCGCAAGTCGTAACAGGACCTCCACGCTACCGCATCCGCAAGCTAACACCGCGCGAGTGCTGGCGCTTACAAGGCTTTACCGACGCGCAACACGACGCAGTTATGAACGCAGGAATTAGCGATTCGCAACGCTATAAACAGGCAGGCAATGCCGTCACGGTTAACGTTATTCGTGCGTTAGGCGAACATCTCATACTCCGATTATACAAGAATATCACGGAGGTGGCCGCGTGATTACTGTTACACGCAAACACTCAGACGATTACGAGTGGATATACATTAACAACGAGTTAGTCCATTCTGGTTATATCATTGATGCAAGTGCCGTCCTCTCTGCGTTGAAGGCCGCGGGAGTCATCGAATATAAGTCGGAATGGGTAGACGACGAAGACGATTTGTAAACGAATATTATGCGGAGTTGGACCGAACAGGCAACGGTCTGACTCCCGAAAAGGAGGCCGCATAAATGGGCGCAGTCAAAGTGGATACGCAGAAACAGGCGCGAGCCTACGAAGTCAAATACGCACTAAACGACGCGGCCGGCGTGAAGGCGCTGCTCCGCGATCGTCACCGTATAGCCGAGCGTCGGTATTCCGGCGATACCGCAGCCAGCGACATTATCATCGACCTGCACAGCGCAATCGAATCGGCTGGTCTAACGGAGCGCCAGGCGGAAGCAATCGCGTGGGTTTACGGGCGGGACCTGACACAGAAGATAGCGGCGGCCATAATGGGGATAGCACAGCAGAACGTGGCGGCGGCGATTGATCGGGCGGCCGAGGCGATTGCCGGCGTATTTGCGCGGTGGGAGTACGGGGAGATAACGGTCGAATATGCGGAAGATAACGAAATGGAGGCGGCTTGATGAGCGAAATAATGATCGGGGAACTGGCAGCAAATCGCGTATACCAACAAGATTGTATCGAAGGGATGCGGGGGATTCCGGATAGGAGTGTTGACTTGATCGTTACGGACCCACCCTATCTCATGAATTATCGAAGCAATCGACGTGTTGCGAGTGAAAAGTTTAAACATATCGCAAACGACGTGGACGCTACAGGCCTTATATCAGAATATATGTCAGAGTGTTATAGGGTGCTCAAAGATGACACAGCCATCTATATGTTCTGCAGTTGGCACCACATAGACTTTTTTAAACAAGAGTTTGAGAAGCATTTCAAGTTGAAAAACCTTATCGTTTGGAACAAAAACGTTCACGGGACGGGTGATCTTAAGGGGTCCTACGGTCCGAAACACGAACTAATTCTATTCGGACATAAAGGACGGTCTATCCTACGTGAAAAACGCATACCTGACGTAATAGATTGCGCCAAGATACCAAGCTTAAAATTAACGCACCCTACCGAAAAACCTACGGAGTTACTTAAAACGTTTATCTGCAACTCAAGCGATATTGGCGGAGTGGTTTTGGACGGGTTCGCCGGCACCGGTTCGACTTGCGTAGCTGCATCGGAGACAGGCCGAAATTTCATCGGTTTCGAGCTTGATCCCGAATACGTGTGTATCGCAAACGCACGCTTGAACGCGCAAACAAAGGAGGCTGCGTAAATGAGCGAAATTAACGTAGTGTTGTGCGGAGATAGTGCGGAGGTGCTGCGTCAATATCCTGACGCGTTCTTTGATAGCGTGGTTTGCGATCCGCCGTACGGATTATCGAAAGAGCCGGACATTGCGGAAGTGTTGACGAAATGGATTGCGGGCGAACCGTACGATCACGGTCACGGCGGATTCATGGGGAAAGCGTGGGATTCGTTCGTGCCGCATCCAGACGTATGGAAAGAGGTATTCCGCGTATTGAAGCCGGGAGGGCATGCGTTGGTGTTCTCTGGGACGCGTACGCAGGACTTGATGACGATTGCGCTGCGGCTTGGCGGGTTTGAGATCAGAGACGTTATCGAGTGGCTGTATTTCAGCGGATTTCCGAAGAGTATGGACGTTGGGAAGGCGTTTGATCGGCGGGTAGGGGCAGAGCGCGAGGTAATCGGCGTACGTTATGACGGTGTTGGTTCTGATAGCGGTGAGGGGCGATATAACTGGAATAACGGAAGCAGTGCGCAAACTAACGAGGTAAAGATAACCGCACCCGCAACCGATCTCGCCCGCAAATGGGACGGATGGGGGACCGCACTAAAACCCGCACACGAACCGATTATCGTCGCTAGGAAGCCGCTCGTCGGGACCGTAGCCGAAACGGTCGAGAGGTACGGAACGGGTGCGATTAATATCGATGGGTGCCGGATCGAAAGCGAGCCAATAAAGATTGGTCTCTCATTAGCGCATCGGGGAAATAACTATGGCCGTGGGGAAGGCGGTCGAGGTACCTCTGATGAGTACGTAAACGATAAAGGCCGTTTCCCCGCAAACTGCGTCACAACGGACGCGGACGCATTCTACTCTCCGTATTTCAACGTATCGCCGGCCGATCTCTCGAAAAAGGCCACGAAGAAAGACCGCAACGCCTGCGTAGACGGCTCGCAAAGCCCCGTACCGAACACGCATCCGACCGTTAAGCCGATCGAGCTTATGCGCTGGCTCATTACGCTAGTCACTCCGCCCGGCGGAACCGTACTCGATCCGTTCGCAGGCTCCGGCACAACTGCGGTAGCTGCGGCGCGTGACGGATTCGGATATGTTGCGATTGACCTGGCGCAGGAACACGTCGACATTATTAACGCACGCTTGACCGGTGCGAAGGAGGCTGCGTAATTTGAACGATTATAAAGCGGAATTTATCACGCAAGTTGACGAACTGATTGCGGCCCATATCGAAGACAGAACGGAACGTATGTCGGCCGTGAAGGCGCTGACCGACCGGTATATCGAGACGTACGGGACGCCGCCAGATGCCGTGCAGCTTGAGCGTTTGACGGACTATATACTGCGTGAGGAGTTGACGGACCCGGACCGGATGAAGACGCGAAAAGAGGAGTACCCGTTCTTGTCTGAGCGCCAACTTGAACGCAGGCAAGAGCATGAATATTCGGAGGGGCTTGCGGAGACGTATGATACGGACGGCATTAACCGCGCCAAGCCGGAGCGCCGCCATAGGACCGCGAAAGAGCATCGATTTGTTGATAAGGTAGCGCAGGCAAAGAATCGAAAGAGGAACGCGCAATATAAGCGCAATACATCGCCGGGGCCCGTTATCTCTTATAATATGCGGGATACAGGCGGTGCATTGGCGGATGAGTTCGTGCAGTGTTGCGGTATTAGCCGCCGTATTCAGTAACGAAAAAGAGCGTCGCGAAACCGCGACGCTTTTATACTACGAACTTTCAAAAGTGAGAACGTCGGACACGCGGAACCACTCGCCGTCGACCATAAAGCGACAGCCCTCCGCATCAATGCGCTCGATTACGCCAATAACATGTGCGTCGTCATATTCGTCGAACATACGCAGATTGATCGGCTCACGCGTTTTGTGGGCCTCGATGAGCAAGCTCAAAGTACCTTCTGCCAGCTCTGGCATCGCCTCGCTCGTTTTCATCCGTAGATCACCTCTCCGGACATTATACAACGAACGAGTGTTCTTATTCAACGGTTTCGACGCGGAATAATTCCTCGATTTTAATTCCAAGAGCATGCGAAATAGCGAATAAGTGTGCGTCATCATGACGTGAATTCTTGTCAAATCGAGAGATCGAACCTTGCGTGACACCGGACATTTCTGATAATTGTGTTTGCGTTAACCCGCGTTCTTTCAGGATCTCGCCGAGCCGGGGTGTTATTTTAAACTCCATTCCAGGACACCTCCATATCTTCTATCGATTATGCGATACGGAATATTTTTTGTCAAACCTATTGCAATCTAATATACGATATCGTATAATGGATATAGAAAGGAGGTCAAACAAGTGAAAGATTGGGTCACACTGATTACGGCAATCATTCAATGTTATACAGCGTACCTAGTGTACAAGGCAAGCCGTAACAAAGAAAAAGGAACCCCAAAACGACGCATCCGACGCAGACGTTAGAAAGGTTCCGGAGAGGTTGGTCTCACACACCGACCTCTTTACCCCCAATCTTACCACAAACACATTGAAGTTTGCAATTTGGCGGCGGCCTTACGCTGGAGGTTTTTAAATGAAAATCGGGGATAAAATACAATTCCGCAAATCAGGTGGTTGGTATAACGAACAAGGGGAATGGAGAACTGGAAAGCTAAAAGATGAATCGAAAAAATGCTTCTTTATAGAGGATTTAAGCGGTGATGTTAAAGAATATTGGAAGCATCGTATTGAAATTAGACAGGCTGTAGAAGTTAGGGGCTTCGACCCTTCTAAGGAGGGATTCAAATGTTAAACACCGTCTCATGGATTGTTGTTCTCGCAGCTCTCGTATCCTCGGTGTTCGTCCTAATATCGGTGCTTCGTAATCGCCAGGGCTAACGTTACCAACACTTACCGCCTCATCATACGTTCAACTAGCGCTATAATCGGCGTAGAGGTGTTTACGATGTTTATTAGCCCGATGTTACTCGAAACGGCGGCGGCCCCGTTCTCAGACTCGCGCCACATCTTTGAACCAAAGATCGACGGCCACCGCCTTATCTTTTCGCAAGAATCCGGCACTGTCCGCCTATATACGCGCCATAACAACGACTGTACGCGCCAATACCCCGAAATTGCCGGCGCTTTGTTCCCACATGACATCGAACTTGACGGCGAGATAGCGTATTTTGATCCGGCAAGCGGTACGGTCGATTTCGCATCGATAATGACGCGGTTCCAGGCGAAAAGAGCCGATCGCATCCGTCAGCTTGCCGGAACTATCCCGGCCACCTATATCGTGTTCGATATCTTGCGCTATAAGGGCGAGGATCTGCGTGGTCTGCCGATCATGAAACGGAAAGAGATACTCGCTGGCCTGGCGATGCCGAACGCTCACTTTGGCGTAGTCCCATACGTAGAAAACGAAGGCGAGGCGTTGTTTAAGCAAATAGAGCTGCGCGGACTAGAAGGCGTTGTCGCCAAGCGTAAGGATAGCGTGTATGAAACGGGGCGCCGATCGGCCGCGTGGCAAAAGATTATTAACTGGCGCTATGCTGACGTTTATATCACGGGGTACAAAAAGGCGGAGTTCGGGTGGCTTGCGTCGGTACCAACAGAAGATAACGCAAAAATGCGGCCCGCCGGTATTATCGAGTTTGGCGCAACACCGACGCATAAAAAGGCGTTCTATGGCGTTGTGCAGCCGTTGATTACCGGTGAGGACCGCAATTTTGTTTACGTGGAGCCGCGGATTAGGGCGCGCGTGAAGATGCGCGGATGGACGCGCGCGGGGATGATGCGGACTCCAGTTTTTGGAAGATTCATCTTGTAGTGACTGGAGTTTTATCTTGGGCTGTGATGTGCGCTTGGTAGCTTCTAAAAATAGAATCAGCTAGTCTGGTCCCGGTTGATACAAGCTTGGACAAGACGCGTATTTGCTCTCTGCATGCGATGCTGTCTGTTGGATGGGGATAGTTTATGGTGTGATCGATTTCTCCCCAAACTTCCTCAAACAGAGTTCTAACCTGAATTTCACAAGTGAGGGGGCTGTCTTCCCTAGGTTTCACTAAATAATGAATGCTAGTATAGTAACTTTCTTTTTGGTGACATGAAATAGCCAAACTTTCAAAATAACTTTGTGCCTCAGGGTCCCAGGTGTAAGCTTTAGGCGACTCAGCAAACACCCAATCTTTAGATTCTACTTTTTCGAGAATTTTGGTATGAATAATTTCGAACTGGTCTTGATAAAGATGGAGAACACGAACCCCTGCTAGATCAGTTACCTCAGCAAATAAAGTTTCTGGGGTTATGTTCCTGCCCAGTTCTTTTTTTCTTGCGAGTTTATCCCTCAGATGATCTTCATTCTTTAATCTATACTTGAGGGAATGAATTACCGTAGTAGAGCTATCATTAAATGGGGGCTCGAGTCTAAAATAATCTTTTACAGTATACAAAAATTGCTCAAACCTCGGGGCCATCTCTCTGTATTTCTTGACACAAAGCTCTATTTCATCGCTCATATAGCCTCTACCTCCTAATCGTTAAGTGTATCGATTCTTTCTAATAGTGCGCGAGTGAACAATTCGTATTTTTTCTTGGTGGCCTCGTATTGATGTTTGCTGCCACCACGGATTGTGGCTACATCTTCCTCAGCGAGATTATCTAGCGAGGGGATTTGCCACATAGGCTTTTTGTACTTTTGGGTCACGTTTGGAAGGGTATTATGCGTATGCATAATTGCTTTCCCC